AAAGGCGGCTTTTGAAAAATTAAAAGCGCAATATCCAATTTCAATGGAATGTTGCCTTGACTAATAACTACACGGGCGGCGCTGCTGCCGCCCAGAAAGAATGGTGATAATATATGGGAAAATCTTATAATAGACGTTTCAGAAAGAACGGGCTTTCATTCATGGTGCAGGACACGCACCCGGCAGACCGGAAAAGTGATACTGATAAATACTATCTGACGGTAAACAAAGGCGGCATATACAAGATTGTGTATGACGGTATCACATGGGAAATACCAAAGTTTCCAACTATACACGCAGCCCAGTTCTGGGCGCTTACCAGTTCTGATTTTATCGGCACAATGTAAATGACGCCGTATTTGCCCCGTAAACGCAAAAAGACCGCAAGTGGTGTATTTGCCCACTTACGGTCTTTTCTTCTCATTCTGGCTTATTCTGCAAAGCGTCAGCGGCATTATTTAAGGTCTGCCAGCGTGTTTCCCTCTTCATCAACAATCTTTGTGACTTCTGCCGCCATCTTCTCTGCTTCTTCCTTTGTCACGCTCCCGGTAATGTTCCCGGCTGCGTCGTAAAGGTTCACTGTGCCGTCTGCGTTGGTTTCTGTGGCGCCCTCCGGCACGTTGTCTGTGGCAATAGCCACTTTCTCTGTTGTTGTCACTGGCGCCGTGGTGTTAATCACTACCGTTGCAGCTGGTGTGGCTGTGAGTGCTTCCAGTGGTTCTGCGGTGTTGCTTTCTTTCTCTCCGGCTTTCATGGCATTGTATGCTGTCTGTGCAATGGCTTTCAGCTGGTCTTCTGTGACATTCAGCCCGGCTTCATCAGCAATCTTCTTCAACTGCTCCACAACTGCTGCCATCTTCTCTTCTCCGGTCTTGTCCTTTTTGAACTCTTTTGCCCATTCCACAAACTTTGCTGCCCACTCTGACAGTTCGCCCAGCTTATCTGTGACGGTCTTTGGAATGTTTGGGCAAACGTACTTTCCAATCAAGAACGCCCCCAGTGTTACGGCAAAATATACAGCTGCATAAATTACATTATCCATTTTCTTTTCCTCCCGTGATTATGCAGGCAGCTTCAATGTCTGCCCAGCGTAAATTGTGTTGCTTGTAAGACCGTTCATGGTCTTGATTTCGTTGTATCTGGAACCGTCGCCCAGCTGCTTTGCAGCAATAGCCCAAAGGCTGTCACCGCTCTTCACGGTGTATGTACGCACACCGCTTCCCGGAATTTTGATTTTCTGCCCAACGCTAATGACGTTAGGGTTTGCAATTCCATTGTAGCTTGCTAACTTCTGGTATGTGGTGCCGTACTTTGTAGCAATGCCAGAAAGTGTGTCACCTCTCTGCACGGTGTATACCTGCTCCCCTGTTGCTCCCTGTGCTGGCTGCGCAGGTGTTGCAGGCTTTGCAGGTTCGCTGGTTGCTTTCTTTGAGAAATCCGGCACGCCATAACCTCTGATATAGCGCCCGTTGACTTCCAGTGTTCTTCTTCCAACGGCATTGGACTTGTTGCCCTCAATAACCGTGATTGTGTGACCGTCACAGCCTTCTACAACGCCCACATGGTCTGCGCTGCCTTTGCAGTCACCAGCGCCGTTGTCGTCCCAGTCATAATAGATATAGTCGCCCGGTTCCGGCACCTTTGCGTCATTCTCGCACCAGCGCCCCATCTGCTGCCACAACTTAATCTGACGGTCACAGCTGCACTCCGTAGGAATAATATCTGTGTAGCCTGCTTCAATGGCAATCTTTGAACCAAAAGTTGCACACCATGCGTCATGGTATGTCACTTTGTACCCCTGCGCTAATGGCTTGTGGTTGTTGTAGGCGTCAATGATTGCGTGGTGCTGGGCTGTGCCCTCTTTCACTCCCACATACGCTGCCGCCCTTGCTGCAAATTTCTTTCTTACTTCTGATACATTCATATTGCTTGTACCTCCATTCTTTTTATTGCTAACGGCTCCGGCTGCGTACTGGTCATAGTATTTCTGCCCATATCCTGCACGCTTTGTCTTCACCGTGTCGCTCTGGTCTGCTGGGCGCTCAAACTGTGTCAGCACTGCATTTGAAGCAGCAGTGACGGTCTGTGCGCTCTTTAATACTGACAGCGTGGCTTTGTAGCCCTCTGTCAGTTCTTTCATAAGGAACCCCAGCTGGGTTTCAAGGTCGCCAATAGACTTCCCGGCTGCTTTTGCATATTCCAGCAAAGCGGCTTTTCTGGTGTGGTATGTCCACTGTGCCAGCCCATAGCCTGCGCCGTCCCTCGCAAAGTTTCCATAACTGCCGTTGTCCACGGCTGCTGTGTAGCTTGCGTCAGTGTGCCCCAGCTTCTTTTCATAGCTGTTCTGCAAGTTCTGCGGGTTCAGTCCGCTTTCTGCATACAAGTTCCCCATCAATCCAGCTGCCCCACAACTGGACAGCCCTTTCGATTTCAGAAAATTCCAAATCTTTTCTGGTGTTGTTTTTCCTATTAGTCCCATGTCTTATACCTCCCCGGCGCTACTGCGTCATACTTGAAAAGTCAGACAGCGTGCCGGACAACTCCGGGTATGCAGCTTTGATTTTCAGCAGGTTTTCTGCTTTTGCTTTCCAGCAGTAGAACGCTACTGCGGCAGCAGTTACCCCGCCAACGAACGTCAAAAGGACTGATAACTGGTAAAAATCCTTTGTGACTACTACCCACACGCCCACGGCAAATGCTATGTAGTAGGTCGCCAGAATTGAAAAGATAATGATTTTTGTTGCGCTGGTCTTTCGCTCCTGGTGTTCCTGCAACTCTTCTTTTCTCTTCTTCCTGCGCTGTCTGAAATACTGCAAATTCCATAAAAAAAGCACTGCTAATGCCAGTGCAAATCCAATGATAAAAAATATTAAACTTTTCATGTTGCTGTTTTGTACCTCCTATGGTTCTTCCGGCTTTGACAAAGCAAAATCATTTGTGCGCATACACTCTTTGTATATTTCCAGTATGTATTCATGCGCAACATCAACTTGCCCGTTTGTCAACTTGCGGTCTTTGATGTACTTGTCATACTTTGCCAGTATGTCAATGATATGGTCGAACTCTTCTTTTGTATGGCGCCTGTGATTTATGCAACTGCTCTGAAATTCCAGAATTTCCATACGCCAGCTGTCAACCTTATGGTCTGTAAAGTCTTTTTGCAGCTGGTCCAGTTGTTCTTTCATGTCATGGTTCATAAGATTTCCCAGCTGTTTAATCAACCAACGCACGGGCTGTACTTTAATTCCCGGCGTTATGTCAATAACAATCCCAATTCCCGCAAGCCACACAATAGCTTTCTGTACCATTTCCCAGACGTCCGCTGGGTTAAGCGTCTGTATTGCTTCCACTGTCCGTCACCTCCTTTTCTTCTGGCTGCTTGATATAATCATCAGCACTGCCGTAATATCCGCAGAATAGACCGCATTTGCTGGCTGGCTTCTTCTCCGGTTCTGGATATGGCTTGCCCATTTCCTGCAAGTACAGTTCGTTTAGGCTCTGGCGCATACCGTAGCTGTTGAAATGCTGCAATATGCCCCGGTATGAAGCAACGGACCTATCCAGTGTATCTTTGTCAATCTCTCCGGCGTGATATGCTGCAAACATATATTTCAAGCGTCGTTTCAGCTTCTTTGCCGTCTTCTTGCGCAATTTTATGTGTGTTGACCAAATGCGGAACCCTACAAATTCAATGCCCATGCTGGTTGGTCTTATGCAGGTTTTCTTGTTAAGCTGCAACCGCAGTTCTTTTCCCAGAAAGTCCGCAATTTTGTTCTTTATCTTTTCCAGATACTTTTTATCTGGGTGCAAAATTATAATGTCGTCCATGTAACGTATGTAATAACGCAGGTGCAGTTTGTGTTTGCAGAACTGGTCAAGTTCATTCAAATACAAATTTGCAAACATTTGTGAAGTCAGATTGCCAATAGGCAGCCCAACTTCTCCCAGCAATTCATCAAACGCCACGTCGCCAATATCTGCGCCCAGCGGCAGACCAAAGTTTGTGTCTTCGCAGTTTATAATTACTGACAAGACGTGCAACAAATCTTCATCAGCAATCTTTTTCCGCAAAATGTCCATCAATACTTCATGGTCTATCCGGTAAAAATACTTTGCAATATCCAGTTTCAAATAATAGAAACGCTGCGGCTTCCGGTCTGTCTGCTTCAACCAGTTATGCAGGCGGTTGACTGCTTTGTGTGTTCCCTTGCCTACTCTGCAAGCGTAGCTGTCATTTATAAACTGCTTTTCAAAATGTGGGTTCAGCTGGCTATATATAGCGTGCTGCGCCACTCGGTCTTTGAATTGCAATGACATAATCATGCGCTTTTTCGGTTCGTAAACATAAAATATGTTGTAGCGTCCCACGGTGTAGGTTTGCCAGATAAATTCATTCTGTAATTCAATCAAGTTTTCTTCCAGCTTATCCGTGTACGCCATCACATCTGGTCTGTACCTCTTGCACTTTATCCCGGCTTTATACGCATTGAAGAGATTTTCAAAGTCATAAATTATAGGGAAAATGTTTTTGATTTTGTGCAATTCCCTTTTCCCTCCTGTTGTTAAAATTTCGCCGTACAAATCAAACTGCGGTTCTTCCGCAGCCCAAACGTGATATATACATTCAGTGCCAGTGTTTCCGGCTCTGACTTTCAGCCTGTGGCTTACTAACTATCTTTACGGCAATTCAATATTTTTCCTACGGCTCCCGGTTGGCAGCCTTTGGAATGGAAATAAACCCCTTTAACCCAAATGCACTGGACGTGTCCACTTGTGGGCACGACTACGGGCAAATATGGGGTGAAGCGGAACGGAACGAAACGTTGTTGTTGACGTTAGAACGGGGGTTGTTCAAGTTCAGCGCACCAGCACCACCGTTGGAAGTGTTGTTGAAACTCGAACCCCGGATAGGCACGGCAAGTCCTCTATTAACGGCTTATTCCCATAATATAAAAAGCAGGTGTTACCCTGCTATTTACCATCTTTCTTCTTTGTGGTTTCACTGCCGTTTATTGAGTTGAAATAACCGCCTATCATGCGTCCTATTTCATTTATTTTTCTTGACATTATTTCATACTTTTTCATTGGCAAACATGGTTTCTTGCTCCTTGTATATTCTGGGTCAGCTGCAAGCCTTACCAAATGTCTTAATGTGTCAACTTCGTTGTCAAGTTCTCCCAGCGTCGTTTTCTTGTAGTGTTTATTTTCAAGCGCCACAACCAGACGCAGGACATCAAGCATTGAACTGTCAATTTTCTTTGCAAGTTCTCTTTTCGCTCTCGGAAATTCTTCAAGCTGCGGTCCTGCATATAATAACAATTCATATACTTTGTTTTTCATTTTGAAGTCTTCCTGCGTCGCATTGTCCCGCACATTGTCCAGCTGTGGCATTTGCTCTGCTGTGTTTTCCGGCATTTTTATTCCACCTTTGTTGTATTTTCAAAATAGGGGCTTACTGCCGTAAGCCCCACAGTATAACAGTTCCCAGTTTCCAGTTATTCCACAAAAGCGGAACGGAACGAAACGTGGTAGTTGACGAGAGAACGGGGGTTGTTCAAGTGCAGCGCACCAGCACCACCGTCGGAAGTGCTGTTGAAACTCGAACCCCGGACAGGCAGTCTTTCGCCGTTATTTCTTGCCCAAAATCTGCCCGGCGTTGTCTGCGCACTGTCTGGGAATAATCCTGCTGCAATTAAAATCTGCGGAATACTTACGCCGCTTGCTGCCTTTACGTCCTTGAAAGGCTGGCTTGTATCGTTGCTGTCGGTTGTCTGTGTCGTAACTGACGTGTTAATGCGCAGTGTTGCGTCACTGGCGCTGGTTCTGTCAATCTTTAATGTGCCGACTGTTCCCGGCGCAACAAGTGTGCCGTCCGGCTTAATTGCTTTCCATTCTGTACTATTTGAACCCATGTTGCAATCAGACTTCATGGCGTTTCCGTATGGTATAATCTGGATTTCACCATCTACGCAGCGCAGACCAGATACCCACTCCCAGCAGTTGCCGCAAAGGTCAGCAATTCCAGCCGGGCTGCCATCATGGTTCCAAGTTACCGGACCAGAACCAGTTGCAGTTCTGCCGCCGCCGTGCGAACCGTCAATATATGTGTTGATACCCTTTTCATAGCCCTTTTCATAGCTTCTGTCCCAGTTTGTGTTTCCACGGGGCGTGAAGCCGTTTTTCATACACCAAAGGTTGATTGCGGCAAATACGCCGTTCTGGTTAAGGTGCCAGCCCTCGCCCTTTCTGCGGCATACTGCAAGTGCTGTGTCAAAGTCAATGTATGCTTTAGGGTCTTTCAGTGCTAAAGAGTATGCACGGTCATTGACTACGGTGTTAATGTACTTAGACACCCAGATAACTTCTTTCTCTACCCCGTCAATTTTCCACCACGGCAATACTTCCTGTGTGCCGCCTGTGATTAAGTCGGAATATTTCATTTTTGGAATACCCACCATAATTGACGGCATACCCAAATCATCAAACTTTACTGCATTGTTGCCGCCAAAGGAAGCAACCGCCATGCTTAAATCATCAAAATTAGACATAATGTTTTATACCTCCAATCCCCAAAGAATAAGTGTGCAAAGCGACATATCAAACGGAATAGGCACCGGGATTTCCTTTGGCTCTCCGTTTTCGTCCTCTCCGTCTTCGATAATGTCATAACGTCTGGCAGGAATAACAATCTGCGCAGCGTACTTCTGCGCCTTGCCGCCAGTTCCAATCACCACGCCGTCTTCTTCATCAATGCAAATGTCCAGTGATACTTCATAATCTCTTTCACGGCTTGCAAGGTTGATTGTCAATTCATCATCACCAAAAGTGATTTTTTTACCGCCAGACAGTGCATATTCAATGTGTGTGCCCGGCGTCTTCTCAACTACGTTGATTTTATTAGTAGCCATAATACTTTTTACCTCCATTCTGACTTCTTGCAACTTCGTTGCTTCTTGCTGCTATAACTTCCGCTGCTTCTCTCTGGGCTGCCGTTCCGCTGCCCTGTACGCCAAAAGAACGCATTACAGCTTCTTCATGCTGTCTGCGTTCCTCTGTCTTGATAATCACGCCTGCTGCCATCAATAAAACCCGCCTTTCACATAGATTTTTACTGTCACGCTTTTTGCGCTTCCTGTGTGTGCCATCTTGAAACCATTCAGCAACTTGTCTGAAATAACAATGTCACCCGGAAAACCGCCCGTATAGTCCACAATTTCTGCGTCCACGGTGTAGTCCATGTGGTTTCTTTCTGTTGCCAGCGCCACGGACTGTTGGGAATTATTGAACGGGTATGACTGCGTATTTTTCAAAGTCACTGTCTTTGTTTCTCCCTGCAAGTCTGCTATTGCCTGCTGGTGATGAACCGCTGAAAGTGCCATAAGTGCTGCCACCTCTGTTGCGTTTGAAATTCCATTTTCCATGTGGTTGAAATTGGTTGCGTTCTGCGGCGTTCCCTGCTGGATAATTTCGCCCTCAACTGGTGTGTGGGTGATTGTTCCATCATCATTCCTGCTTTCCGTGTATCTGTCTTCAAATTCAGTTACATGGTCCTGCCACAAAGTCTGTTCGTACATCTGTTACACCTCCTTTTCTGTGAAATCAAATGTAAAACGGTATAACACGCCCTCTTGCACATTCTTCAAAGGAATGTTCACCGCTTTGTCTGCCCACAACTTATTGTTTTTGTTGTAAAGCTGCACCCGCTGCACAGTAGCGGTTCCGCTTACCTGCGGGGTAATCTGTACATATACAGCAACCCTGCCGTCTTTTAGACGTTCCCTGCGGTGTATCACCTTTTTTTCAGAAACGCCGTTGACCGTTACTTTTGCATAGGCAATGATGTTGTCAATGAAATCTTTGAAATCATTGATTGCGTCTGTTGTCAACATGGCTTTTCACCTCCTTTTATAGCTTCCGGGTGCTTCCACACGGCTTGACGCCGTATGAATACCCCATTGCCTGCGTGTTGGTTCCCACGGTGCCGCCCTGTGTCTTCTGCACCGTGCTTCTTTCTGGGACGGTTCCTGCTGCCGGAACCGTGAAGCCGTATGCTTCCACCGTGTCAGCCATTGTGACTGCTGCCCCGTCTGTTTGCCCTCTGGTGTTCCTCTGTGGCTCTTCTCCGGCTCTTATTTGTCCGGCTGGTGTATTTGTATACCCAAACACGTTCAATGCCGTGTCTGCGTCAATATGCGCTGTCTGCTGTGCAAATACAGTGCTTCTATATGGCACCGTGCCTGCTGCTGGCGCCGTGAATATGAACCCGGCTGCTTCTGTACCCACAATAAATGTGTCCGCACTTATGCCGCCCCGTGTGTTCCTCTGCGGGTGTGTTCCGGCTTTTAGTCTTCCGGTCATTGGTGTTTTGTACTTGAAATACTCACCGTGGGTGTATATGACCCCGTGGACTTGTCCTTGATAGGTTAATTCGTCCATGTGTGCTGATAATCTCTTGTACATTTTCACTGCCCGGATAATAGCTGCATAATCTGCCGTGATTTTCTGGTTTGTCACGTCAAGAATAATATGAAAGTGTCCGGGTTCTCCCTCATACTGGAACCACTCTTCCACTTCACTTTCTGGAAATAAACTTCCCAGCGCTGTTTCAATGGCGTATTTTGTTCCCATTTTCTTATGAACCTTGACACTGTTTTTTACTAAATCCCGTTTTGCTTCCAGAGGGTAATTGTAGTCGTACCAGTCAACGTGC